CTGTTATGGCTAAAGAAACGGGGTTACAATTAATACCAACATACTCATACTCTAGAATATATAAAAAGGGCGATGAATTAAAAAGACACAAAGATAGACCTTCCTGTGAGATATCTACTACATTAAATCTTGGTGGAGATCCTTGGCCTATATTTATCGACGGTACGGGGGCTGACAGCGTCATAGACGAGCATAAGAACATACATAAGCCTGATGCACCCAAAGGCACTAAAGTCTTGCTTGATGTAGGAGATATGCTAGTATATAGTGGTTGCGAACTCGAACATTGGCGAGAGCCTTTTGACGGAAACATTTGCGGCCAAGTATTTCTGCATTATAATCATGTGAATGGCCCATTTGCTGATAAAAACAAATTTGATGGAAGACCTATGTTAGGTCTACCAGCGTTTGTAAAATAGTATTATAATGGAGTCATATGCTACAAAAAATAGGTTTTGCACCTGGAATTAATAAACAAATTACAGCTACTGGAGCAGAATCACAGTGGATAGACTGTGATAATGTTAGGTTTAGATATGGAACTCCAGAAAAAATAGGTGGTTGGAAACAACTTGGTGATGATAAACTAACTGGTGCAGGTAGAGGTCTTCATCATTTTGTAAATAGTAAATCTAGAAAGTATGCAATCATTGGTACAAACAGAATTTTATATGCATTTTCTGGTGGAGTATATTATGACATACACCCTATCAAATCTACAACAACACTTACAAGCGCATTTACTACGACCAACGGATCTTCAACTGTTACAATAACTTTTAGTGGTGATCATGGTATAGGAGAACAAGATATAATTTTATTAGATAATTTTTCATCAATAACTAATTCTAATTTTGCAGCATCTGATTTTGATGATAAAAAATTTATGGTAACAACTGTACCAACAAGCACAACTATTACTATCACAATGCCATCAAACGAATCAGGATCTGGTGCAACAACGTCAGGTGGTATTAGAGT